AGAATGTCAGACGAAAGCAAAAGTATTGGATTTACAAATATTTGTGGGGAACATAAATATTTTTGCATCAGGGAAAAACAATGAGCAAAATACCTTATATTAAACGTGCTTATGGAGGCAATAGCCTAACAGGTGAGTGCGCTTATTTGTGGGCGCTTTTTTTAGCTAATGAGGCCGACATGGCGGATGACCCTATTAAGTACGATAAGTTTAAAGCTATGGCTGAAACGCTAGAACCGAAGGATGGCGTAGCTATACCCGCTAGTGTACATTACCCAGATCTTGAGGAAGAAATCAGTAAGTATGAAAAACAACATTGGACTGATCCTTCTGCAATAAATCAGATTGGCGGTTTTTATAATGCAAAAGCAGATGAGTACGTTTACCCCGGCAGTGATCCACAAGAGTGACCTGATGGGACTCACGATTTATGAACAGTGATTCTCTTAATAACAAAAAGGAAGGTTAGAAATGGCTAAAGCAAAAAGACCTCTTGTACATTGGACGCAAGAACAAATGGATGAATTAGTTAAATTATATAAACAAGGTATCACTTTTGAGCAAATATCTTTGAAGATAGGCATCTCTCACGCATCGACTAAAGCAAAGATTACGTCTTTGCGTAAGCAAGGTATGGATATCCCGTACCGTGACAGGCAAGAAATTGCTCAAAAAAGAATTGAAACGATAGCAAAAGGCGGCAAAAAACCTTCAGCGTTTGACCGGGAGTACCAAGGTGCTGTACCATTCGGTCACTGGTTAATTACTAAACCTTGGGGGGTACGTAAATGATCAAGTGCAAATGTAAGCCCTGTGGCAATCTTACAAATATCTTTGCGCATTTTGTTGGTTAAGGAAAACAAGGGAGAGATAAAATGGAAATCAGCGGCAGACTCTTTAAAGTCTGCCCCGGGGAAATCAATCCCTGCGTCTGTACACTACCCTGCATTAGAAGACGAGATTAAAAAGCATGAAGCAAGAACTGTTACAGTTACTTCTGAATAAAGATTTTTACAGAAACAATAAACATAGGATCTATCCATCTTTATTTGATGGGTCCGACCTCAAACCCCTTTATAATACGATTGTAGACGCACATGAGCAGTTCGATAGTGACTTAACTGTGACTGATGTCGAAGCTCTGTACGATATAAAGAATCCTGCGTTAAATGAAGTCAAGAAAGCTAACGTAAAGATGCTACTTAGGGAGATAGCCTCCCGCACCGGCATGACTGCAGAAGTTGCCGAAGAAGTATTGGCAGAAACTTATAAGCAGAAAGTGGGCGGTGAAGTTGCCCAGATTGGCATTCGCATGGAAGATGGAGAGATCAAGGATTTACTTCCATTAAAGAAACTGATCGACAAAGTAGGCGATACGATTTCCTACCAAGAACAGATTACCCATTGCAGTACGGATGTAGATGAATTGTTAAAAGATACTTCAGATGAAAATCGTTGGTTATTCAACATACGATCTTTAAAAAATAAAGTTCCCGGTATTGGAGCAGGTGAGCTATGCATCATATTCGCCAGACCAGAAACAGGAAAGACCGCAAGCCATATTTCCTTGTGCTACGGTCCCGGAGGATTCGCAGAGCAAGGTGCCTCAGTCCACACGATGGTCAACGAAGAGCCTGCCAAGAGGACAATGCTCAGAGCCATCTCCGCATGGACAGGGATGAGCAGACAGGAAATTGAGCAGGATGCACAGTTCGCTCGTGATGAGTGGGCCAATGTAAAAGATAATGTCAACATGTTTGACGCACAGGGAGTATCTATAGATGAAGTGGATGCGTATTGCGAAAGGCATAAGCCAGATGTTCTTGTTATTGATCAGTTGGATAAAGTTCAAGTTAACGGGATGTTCCAACGTACGGATGAGAAGTTACGTGAAATCTACACACAGGCTAGAGAGATTGCAAAGCGACACAGTCTCGCACTTATTGCCGTTAGTCAAGCATCTGCCGAAGCTCAAGGGAAAACTATCCTTAATCCTTCAGAAATGGAAGGTAGCAAGACAGGTAAATTTGCGGAAGCTGATGTGATCATTGGTATTGGATGCCACGCTGTCGGTATGGATGAAGAGCCAGATTACACGAGACATTTAACTGTCGGTAAGAATAAGATTACTGGGTGGCATGGGACTATCGTTTGTTTAATAGAACCAAGAGTATCTAGATATGTTGATTAACGGGAAACGGTATCTTGTATTGGATGTAGAGAATACTGTTCAGCGAGATTCTGAAGGGCGCATTGATGGCAGTCCTTTTAATATAGATAATTATTTAGTATCAGTCGGTGCGTGTTATGCGCATGAGAACTTGCTCACAAAAGATGTGACATACGAATTCTTTGCACATAATGATTTACCTCCCGACTTTTCCGGTCAGCAGGGGTTTCAATTAATCCAAAATCTAATTGACTCTGCAGATGTTCTGGTAGGTCATAATCTTAAGTACGACCTACACTGGTTGCGCCAATGTAACTTTAACATTGAAGGTAAAGAATATTACTGCACAATGATTGGAGAATATGTACTGGCACGTGGTCAAAAATTGAGTATGTCATTAGCGGAGTCTGCAAAGAGACGCAATATCCATCTCAAGAAGTCAGAGCTTGTGGAGGAATCATTCAGCAAGGGGATTGGTTATGAAGCCATGCCTCTAGAGACGGTAGATGAGTATGGGCGTTCTGACTGTGTTTCTTGTGCAGAACTTTTTTTAGCACAAAGTAAAGCGTACAAAGAAGATGACAATAAAGGGTTGCTTCCTACTGTCACTATGATGAACCAAATGATGTATGTCCTTTTGGATATGGAGACAAATGGCATCCGCATAGACACAGACGTACTGTCTGCTATTGAAGAAGAATACTTGCAAGAACAGAAGCAACTGCAGGAACAGATGCAAGCCATATGTAAAAAAGTTATGGGCGACAACCCAATCAATATGAACAGTCCTGCCCAACTATCTGAGATTATTTATTCACGTAGAATAATCGATAAGAATGAATGGAAAGAATTCTTTAACATAGGAGTAAATGCACAAGGTAAACCGCTGTTCCGACCTAGACTGTCTAGTCGGGAAATAGGAACGGCCATTGATCGTATGACTCAACCAGTGTACAAAACTTGTGCAAGTATATGTGATGATTGTGACGGCAAAGGCAGTTTTTTTAAGATAAAGAAAGACGGTACATCATTTAAGAAGGCAACTAAGTGCGCAACATGTAACGGTATCGGTGTAAAGCAGACTGCGTTACCTGAGCTTGCAGGGTTTAACCTTAAGGTGTCCAATGTACTAGACACATCTGCTAATGGGTTTGTAACTGGTAAGGACATCATTGGGCGTTTGATTAGTCAAGCAAGGGAAAATGACAACCAAGATGCCATAACCTTCCTAGAATCGATGCAGAGGCTTAATGCAGTATCTACCTATTTAACTTCTTTTGTTAAGGGCATACAACGCAATACACGGCATTCTGGACTACTTCATACAACTTTTAACCAATGTCGCACTGCAACAGGAAGGCTATCTTCCTCTGACCCTAATTTCCAGAATCAACCTCGTGGAGGTACGTTCCCGGTACGTAAATGCGTCGTTTCTAGATTTGATGGCGGCAGTATTATGGAAGCAGACTTTAGTGGCTTGGAGTTCCGTGTAGCAGGAGTATTATCTCAAGATGCTCAAATCTTTGAGGATATTAAAACAGGTAAGGATGTCCACAAACAAACTGCGGCAATTATCAATATGAAGTCTGCTGAAGAGGTAACTAAGGATGAAAGACAGCAAGCCAAGGCTTACACATTCGCTCCTTTATACGGTGGCAGTGGGGCCGGAGAACCCGAACACATTCGGAATTATTTTAATCAATATTTCGATATTTACTCCGGTCTATCCGCATGGCACACCCAACTCAAGAATCAAGTCCTTAAAAATGGGACCGTTACGTTGCCATCCGGTAGGCAACTCCGGTGGTATAATGTTGAAAGACAAAGTTCAGGCAGAGTGACCTATGCTACACAAATCGTAAACTACCCGGTGCAATCATTTGCTACTGCAGATATTGTTCCGTTAGCGTGTATACGTGTCGATAAAAAGATGAAAGATCGGCAAATGAAATCGTTATGTGTATTAACTGTACACGACAGTATTGTTATCGATGTCTACCCCGGTGAAGAAAAAGAGCTTATAGAAATACTTGCGAGTGCGATGGAAAATGTTGACCGGGAGTTGGAATATCGGTATGATTACGAGATGTCTATACCACTCGATATTGAGATAAAGAGTGGTCCAAACTGGCTAGAAGGAAAAGTAATATATGAGTAATTTACCAGCGAATGTCCAAGACTTGGATGTCAATCAGTTAGCGGCTTTAATGGCCGGTCCATCTCAAGAGCAAGCAAAGTCTGAGCAGACAAATGATCTGTTTCCTTTGTTACGAATTAATCATCAGGAAGAAGATGATGACGGCAATGCATTGAAAAAAGGCATGTTCTTCATTCAGGGTCAAGATATTCCCGTAGTCTATGCTAAAGAAGTTAATTTTCGCGCATTGGGCGATTTCATGCAATACTTGCACTATGACTCTGAACAGCAGGCTGTCGTCAATCGTACCGTGATCACAATGACTGGTGATTATAAAGCTGAGTCAATTGATGAGACTGGATCTCTTCGTTGTGGCCGACCTGTCGGTAAAGACTTCCATGCTTTACCGGATGCAGAAAAGAAGAGGTATACAGGTATTACCTGTTTTCGTTATCTTTACGGTATCGTCAGCTACACAGGGGCTACAGCTACAGGTGAAAAAATAGAAGTGCCTCCTACACCATGTCTCTTCCGTGTAAAGGGTGCGTCTTTCCTTAACTTTACCAAGGAAGTAATTGACCCATCAAATTCTCAAGGCGTTCCGTTTACTAATGTCAATTCAACTTTGTTTACGGAAAGAAAAAAGAATGGTGGGGTTACGTATTTTACCTCTCACTTTAATCCTGACTTTAAGGATACAGTCGAACTGTCTCTGGAAGATGGTGAAGTAATGAAGCACATCGTGACTCTTACTCAAGGGGTTAACGCTGAAGTGCGCCGCAAGTACGATGAAGCAATTCGCTCAACCGTTACTGACTCAAAAGAGGCCGAACTGGTAGACATTGTTGCAGAAGGCTAATCAATGCAAGCTCCTAACAGAAATGAAATTATCGTTAAGAACTTTCTCAAGCAGGCGACCAATGAGTCGCCTCTTGACATTGACTACAACGAGTTAATTGAAGAGGCTGGCGAAAGTTTTAAGCAAGCTTTACGTAAACAGTTTGTAGAGAAGCGCAGAGACTTCGGTATCCGTATGTCAAATGTTGGTAGGCCTTCCTGCCAGTTATGGATGCAGAAACATCATCCTGAAGAACAGGAAAAGAAACCTTACGATTTTATTATGAAGATGCTCATGGGAGATGCTTTAGAAGCTATCTCTGTCTTTGTAATGAAAGCGGCTGGTGTTTCTATAGAAGAGGCCAGTGGTAAGTGTTCTCTTGAATTAGATGAACGAAAGATCGACGGCGAGTTCGATGTAATTATCGATGGAAAAGTGTGGGACGTAAAGTCTACTAGTCCATACTCTTTCCAGAATAAGTTTAAAGATTTCAATACGTTAGCCGAAGATGATACCTTCGGTTACGTGGCCCAAGGATTCGGGTACTCAGAAGCAACCGGGAAACCTTTTGGCGGGTGGATTGCCATTAACAAGGTTACCGGGGAATGGAAGTTTGTCGAGGCCAACGACACGTTAGAAAAACGTGAAGAGGTCTTGGGATCTATAAAGGATACCTATGATCTTATAACTTCTGATGCTTCTGAGTTTACCCGATGTTTTGACGATGTAGAAGAAACCTACCGTCGAGTGCCTACAGGCAATAGACACATCTGTCGTACCTGTGAATTCTGTGAGTTCAAGCATACGTGTTGGCCTAACTTACAATATCGTGAGTCTACGGCAAGCCAAGCTAAGACTAAGCCTTGGAAATACTACACGGTGTACAATGACGTTCAGTAAGGCGGCTAAGAAATATGGATACAAATCAGGTCTTGAAAAGACTGTCGCAGATCAAATCAAAAAGCGGGGACTACATGTTAAGTATGAAGACCCATCTTCAAGAATTAACTTTACACAACCCGCTGTTGATCGAACGTACACTCCTGATTTTATCTTGCCTAATGGTATTGTGGTTGAAACAAAAGGGCGGTTCACCTTAGAAGACCGTAAGAAACATCTGTGGATTAAACAACAGACAGATTACGATATACGATTTGTTTTCTCTAACTCTAAAGCAAAAATCAGAAAAGGATCTAAAACCTCATACGCAGACTGGTGTACTAAACATGGTTTTTTGTACGCAGATAAATTAATACCAGAGGATTGGTTTGATGAAACTAGAACTAAAAAAAGATGAAGCATTTATAAAGTTATCAGTTGATGATAACAATAATGTGCAATTTGCGTACGGTTTCAACATGGACCCTCCTATCGATTTAGAGGGTAAAGTATCTGAGGATCGATTTGATGCAATCATGACTGTAATTGCATTAGTCGCAGGATTAACAATCTCCGCAAAAAACTATCCAGATCAAGTTTTAGAGATTGGCGAGGTGGCTTTAGAAACTGGAGATTTTGATATCAATATGTTGATGCACGAAGACACTCAAGACATGCTAGAAAATTTATCAGAAGATCAGATTGAGTTATTGTTTACTCCAACAGAGGGAATGCAATGAGCAATTCACAAGATTGGCGAAACCCCTCGCACTACCAAAAAAAAGAATGGGAGGCGATTGACATTATTCGTTCTGTGCTTACACCGGAGCAGTTCTCAGGTTACATGATTGGTAATGAGCTTAAATATCTATTGCGTATTAATGACAAAGATACGCCAGAGATGAATCATGGAAAGGTGAATTGGTACAACAGTTTTTTAGAAGACTTGTTAGAAAAGAATCCTGAGTTAAAACAATTGATGCAGAAGAGTAGGCAACAATAATGCAGTATCACGGTATACAGATTGATCTTGAAAGAGAGTTTCTTTTAACTGAACAAGCAAAAAAGCTCCTTGAGTTTTATCTCCTCCCGGGAGAGAAGTACAGTCAAGAGGCATTTGCAAGGGCCGCATTAGCCTACTCCAAAGGCGACATAAAATTTGCACAGAGGATATACGACTATGTCTCTAAACAATGGTTTATGTATGCTAGTCCGATTCTTAGTAACGCCCCCGCCCCGGGAGGAAAGAATCGCGGTCTTCCTATTAGTTGTTTCCTGTCTTACGTACCTGATACTGTTAAAGGGCTTATTGAGCATAAGTCTGAGGTTGCTTGGCTTTCTGTAAGTGGTGGAGGTGTCGGTGGGCATTGGTCTAACGTACGCAGTGTTAGCGACAAGTCACCGGGAACAATTCCTTTTTTAAAAACAATGGACTCAGATATTCTGGCTTTTGCTCAAGGCACGACCCGCAGAGGAAGTTATGCGGCCTACATTGATGTAAGTCATCCGGATATTATTGAGTTCCTTGAATCCCCAGATCCTACTGGGGGAGATGAGAACAGAAAACTGTTCAATATTTTTCACGCAGTCAATATACCTGATGCATTTATGGAGGCATTAAAGCATGACGAAGAATGGGAACTTAGAGACCCACATGAAGGATCTTGCAGAGATACAATTAAAGCTAGAGTCCTGTGGGAAAGAATACTTAAGGCTAGGTCAAGAACTGGCACACCTTACATCAACTTTATCGACACAGCCAATCGATGCTTGCCAGAAAGTCAAAGAAAGCTTGGACTTCGGATTATGGGGTCTAACCTCTGCAACGAAATCCATCTCGCAACTAACGAAGAGCGTACAGCAGTCTGCTGTCTCTCTTCAGTCAACCTCGAAAAGTGGGATGAATGGCGAGACACCGGAATGGTCAAAGATCTGGTCAGATTTCTCGACAACGTACTTGACTACTTTATCGAACACGCTCCTAGAGAATTGGGAAAAGCTGTACACTCAGCAACACAAGAACGCTCCATCGGCTTAGGTGCGATGGGATTCCACAGTTATCTGCAAAGTAAGATGCTTGCTTGGGATGATTGGAGATCTGCCAGTGAAAACTACCAGATGTTCAAGAAGATCAAGGCAGATGCTGTGGATTCATCTAGGGAGCTTGCCGTAGAGCGTGGTGAAGCTCCTGACATGGCCGGTACGGGTATGCGGAATGCTCACCTACTTGCCATAGCACCAAATGCCAATAGCTCTATCCTATGCGGATGTAGTGCATCTATTGAGCCAATCAAATCAAACGCATACACTCATCGTACCCGGGCAGGTACGCATCTGATCAAGAACAAAGCACTAGGGAAAGTATTGGAGGAACACGGTGAAAATACTGAAACAACGTGGAAGTCTATCATTTCTAATGAGGGGTCGGTACAGCATCTGGAATTCCTCAGCGAGCAAGAACGCAAGACGTTTAAGACTGCGTTTGAACTTGACCAGTCGCGGGTTGTGGAACATTCGGCCAAGCGTCAGGAATTCATCTGTCAAGGACAGAGCGTTAATCTATTTTTTGCGGCAGGAGAAGACTTAGGTATTGTAAACAAAGTTCACTTTAAAGCATGGCAGGAAGGCTTAAAAGGGCTATATTATCTGAGGACTAACGCAGGAGTGACTGCGGATAAAGTCGGTAAAAAGGTAGATCGTGAAGCCTTAAAGGATTACGAGTTTGATCAAACATGTGTGTCTTGCGAAGGATAATCATTAATGCCTAAGAAAAAGAACAGCCCGCATTACGGTAAAGGATCTTGGAAGCGTCCTGTTGATGAGAAAAAGTATTCATCGAATTGGGATCGTATTTTTAGAAATAAACAAACTAAAGAAAACGAGTAGAACTAAAAAGGAATGAAAGCAATATTCATCAGTGACATTCACCTAGGCACTAAGCAGTGTCAGGCAGAGAAACTACTCACATTTTTAAATGATAATGAAATTAAATGTGATTATTTGTTTCTTGTGGGGGATATCATAGATGGTTGGGCCTTGCGTCGCAGACACTACTGGCCCAAAAGTCACACAGAGGTGTTGAGACGCATTTTAAAGCTCTCAGAGCGATGCAAAGTTATTTACCTACCCGGCAATCATGATGAGTTTGTCAGGCCATTCCTGAAGCACGAAATGCAGTTAGGTAATGTAGATATCGTGGACAGCTACGTGTATGAAAATGTGTATGTCTGTCACGGTGATCGCTTTGATCTAACAATGAAGATACCTAGACCAGTGATTAATTTTTTTGCTCACCTATCTGATGGTGGTAGCTTTACAAATAAAATGTACAAGCTACTAGGCACACAGAAAGTTATTACTAAATGGGCCAAAAGTAAGAACTACGATTCAGTCTTGACTGGACACACGCATTCACCAAAAATTGTAGATGGTTACATGAACTGTGGCGATTGGTGTGAAAACTGCACGTACATTACACACGACAACGATAATGGATGGGAGTTACACAGATATGAATAATCCTGCATCACTTCTTGAAAGATTGAAACTAATCAAGGACATAGATCCAGATTATGCGAGATTGTTTAATGATTGCGCAGAAACTATTGAGTCTCTAATAAAAACAAACAATGATCTTCAGAACAAAATATTGTTGCTCGAAAAGAAGCAATAGCTATACCTACAAAATCGAACCTATAAATTAACTCAAACAACAACGGGGTGGGCAGTGTCTCTATTAGAACCTAACGTAACGTACAAACCTTTTCATTATCCTTGGGCTGTGGAAAAGGCTATCTCACATGAAAAAATCCATTGGGGTGAGTGGGAGGCCTCATTGCAAGAAGATGTATCTCAATGGAAATCCGGGAAGATCAGCAATGTCGAAAGAAACCATATTACACAGATCCTTAGACTCTTTACGCAGTCGGATGTCCAAGTTGGAACAAACTACTTGGAATCTTACATACCTAAATTTAAGAATAACGAAATTCGGGCTATGCTTACTAGCTTTGCTAATCGTGAATTTGTTCATCAGCGTTCTTACGCTTTACTCAATGACACATTAGGCCTCCCGGAAGAAGAGTTTTCTGCATTCCTTGAATATCAGCAGATGGCTGAGAAGATTGAGTTTATGGCAGACATTGATGTACATAGCTATGCAGGTCTTGCTAAGGCTGTTGCCCGGTCTGCTATCAATGAAGGCATGTCTTTATTTAGTGCATTTGTCATGTTGTTGAACTATCAACGATTTGGTAAGATGAGAGGCATGTGCGAGATTGTTGAGTGGTCCATCCGCGATGAAACAATGCATTGTGATGGTATGGTTAAATTATTTAGAACTTTCTGTGAAGAGCATCCGCGAATTGTTAATGACGAGTTTAAGGCAGGTATCTATCAAATGGTACGTGATGCTGTTGAACTTGAGGATAAAGTTATTGACTTGGCGTATGAGATGGGCGAAGTGGAAGGCCTATCGTCGGATGATGTCAAAAACTATATTCGCTACATCGCTGACCGGAGACTTATCCAAATGGGTCTTAAAGGTAATTATAGAATTAAAGAAAACCCGCTTCCGTGGTTAGACTGGATCATTGCAGGAGATTCACACAAGAATTTCTTTGAAGGCCGTGTGACAGACTACAACGCAGAAGGCTTTACGGGTGACGCATGGGGGTGGGAAAATTGCGCTTAACTAAAATATCTAAGGACATAATGGACTATGGCAAACAACTTAGGAAAAAAGTGTCAGAACGCATTCTCTCTTGGTATAAGGGCTTTCTATCGAGGTTTCGTAGATAGCCCCTTCAGCCCATCGACAATGATGCACAGAGAGTGGTTACGGGGGTTCAATACTTCGTACAACAAAAACCAAGAAAGGATCTCTGGTAATGCTCGAAAATGTCAAATTTGAAGATGGGGAATGGTGGTACACAGGTAACGGAGACGGCAACCGTCGAAGACTGTCAAGCCATTCTAAGAAGAATACAACCCGTATGTTTGTCAATGGCAAATATATTCCTAAGTCTCACCCAATGTACAAACCCGGAAACTACCGGACCTTTGAAGATGCATGGACGCATAAAGAACTAAACAAACAAAAGTCTGGTTACGTGTACGCAATTACTAATCCTGCTTGGCCCGGATGGGTTAAAGTGGGAATGGCAGTAGATGCTCAGGACAGGCTGAACAGTTATCAGACGAGTAGTCCTAACAGAGACTTCAAACTGGTTGCTTCTTTTCAAACCAAAGATAAACATCGAGACGAAAAAAAAGCTCACATTATCTTCCGTGAAAGATGCAGTGAGCAATCTGGTGAATGGTTTAAGATATCAAATGAAGATGCTTATTCCATTATTGTGGATTTGGCTCTGCTCCCAGACCCTCTTCAGACTCAACAGCAATTGCCATTTGGCGAAGGTCCCGCTCAAACTCAGTGTCTGGATCAGTCGCTTGATAGTATTTCTTAACTCCTGCGGCGGCAAATAGAGTAGCACCGAAAGCTTTTCTGAAGGATTCTTCTTCATTAACAAGTCCTTTCTTTGCTAACTCTGCCGCCTTATCTACGACCATCTTACTGTAACGTGGATCTGTCAGTACACGAGTAAATGCTTCTGCAAATGCGTAATCTGAATTAAACACATTAAAGAATATCCTAGTGAACGCTCGGGCAAACCGGAAGTTTTGAGTCAGCGGACCATAAACAACCATCGCAATATCATCGACCATCTTAGATAACACTTGCTTCTCAAAGGTTGTCGAACCTCTTCCCCCTAATCCCGCAACGCTTCTCTTTTCTGTATACCGTGCGATTGTCTTCTCTAATCCAGCCAAGACTTCCATGCCTTGTGGATTGTTGTCGAAAGATAACTGGAACATCCTACCCGGCGTACTCTTTGGATCTGCGATGACACGAGCAATCTGTTGAAGTCCCGCAGGGGTATCCTTTAATTCACGAGCCGTAGTGGGGTATACTTTATTTAACAAAGCAAACGTCAGACTTTCCTGTAACGCTTCCTGCGTAGGAGTTAATCCTGAAGGTAACGCTTCTCCAATATTCCCCGCCTTATTCCAGATATCTTGGTACTGCTTGAAACCATTTGGTTTAGTAAATAATATTTCAATGTATTGAGTAGGGTCATCTACCTTTAACATATTGGCTACAGAAGATGTGTTTACTGCTTTGATATCTGCATCCAAACGCTTTTGAATAGACCGGAGAGTCTCTTGCTGTGCGGCGTTTAACTCATTCTTTTGTTTTTGTAGGGCCTTATCAGCCTCTTTAATTTTCTTTGTACCTGCTTTAGCACGAGTCTTAGCCGCTTCCTGAGCAGAACGAGCAGGAGAGACTACCGATTCTAAATCTGTTTTAATTTGGCGTAGCTTATCAAACGCATTAGGCAGAGCCTTTTCAAACTCAGAGTTTTTATTAATATAAGTAGTAATTCGATTCAGTATCTGCGTTGCTTGTTTGACTGTAAGTTCTGCAGTCTCACTAGGGAGTACACCTTTAGCGGAGGCAAAGTCCGCAACCAGACGAGTACCAATTGATTGAATAAACTCTTTCTGTACAGAAGGAGGCATACGACCGACAATCTCATAAATTAATTGTCTGTCTTCTCTACTAGCAGAAGGGTTAGTCATGACCTTCATAACCTTCTCTTCTGCACCGATAATATCGACACGGGTCTTGGAGCTAATGATGTCTCCCTGCCATTCACGACCTGTCTCTGAACGCCACCGCTCTTTAAACCCTGAGAAGTAGTTTGCAAAGTTTTCACTGGCCTCTTTAGCGGCAGGATTGTTTGTTACTAAGGTATTTAAAGTTCTGTTTAACGCAGTAGTGTACTGAGTTAGCCCTTCACCTAATGCGTACGCTTGGCGATTACTTTGCTGTTGAGCAATCTGCTTTAACTTAGTTGCTCTCTGCTGTGTTGCAATGATAATTTCTTCTAAATCTAAAGCAGTAATCGTAGGTAACTCGACAGTTTCCTCTGCCGCTTCCTCTACCGCTTCCTGTGCAACAGGTGCTGGGGTTGCACCTGCAGGAAGCTGTTTAGGCATCTTAGCACCTCGTCGAGTCAGATCTTGAACCTCACGAGCAATAGCGAGGAATCGAGTAGGGTCTGTTACAGACTCTGCTTCCAACACAAGTTCTGCCAACTTCTGATCAATAGGACGGACAGGAGTAGGCGTGGGTGCTGGAGCAGGTGTTGGATCAGGTGCTGGACCCGGAGTAGGCCCCGGAGTAGGGTCAGGACCGGGAGGCAGTGCTTCATCCGCTTCTGACCTAAATGTACGAATCAGTCTACCCAATTCTTTACCAGCAGTCTGAACTGCATCATCACCCACAAGGAAGCTTGGGTTAGTGTATGTACCAATCAAATCATCGACGATTTTTTGGGCTTCTTCCCCAGAGATTTTGATCTTAGATAATTCTGTATCTTTTAGTTTACCAAATTCGTCTTTAACCTTGAGATCATCTTTCAATGTCTCTGTGATCTTAGTCACAGCCCCATCTTCATCGACAAGTTGATTTATATCAGGTAAATTGTTTTGAGATACGTCCGATCTATCCAAAGCGTTTTTCACCGATTCTGCAGTTTCATCGGCAATAGTCTGTGCGCTTTCGATTCCCTGCTGTTCAGCTTGGATAACCCGTTGAGTACCTCTTTCTGCCTCTTCTAATGCGGCAGTAGTCTGTTGTACAGCAGTACGGGTCTGAACATCTGCGGCAGTTTCCAATCCGGCAACTTCACGTTCTAGTGCAGGTCCAAGCTCTTCAGCCGCCGCTTCTCCAGCTTCCCTACCACGAGGGGCTAACTCTTCACCTACTGCCATGACACGCTCTCGGATTTGAGCTTGACGGGCAAAGTCTGCTTCTGACAATACAGTACGAAGTATTAGGCTAGATTTTTCTTGAGTCCCAGTTTGGGATACCAAAGACTGCTCCAGACGCATTAAAGACTTTTCCCCAAGTATCTCAGCAAGACTAGGCGCACCCTCTACAACTTCCTCTGTCCCTTTAATGACAGATTCAAGATTGCCTCCCCCGGATAACTGAGAATAAGAAGTCTTAATTTCTTCGTAGATCTCTAACTGAATACGGGAGATATCATCGGCAGTATTCTCTGGGTTAGATAGTCTTTTAGAGCCTTGCAATAAAGTTTGTCCCAAAGCTTCTAATACTTTTTCGTCTGCTTTAGACGCACTAGCAGATGCAAACAGAGCGGATATGGCTCCCGATATTTGAGATGAAGTAAACTTTAATGCAGGAGTTAACTGAGTAATTTCTCCAATGCCTTTAACCGTATTGAATGCTACACCAAACAGCATAGACTCCCCTAAGACATGCATCTTAACTTCGCCCACAGTCATGTCTGGATCACCAAAGAATGTAGCAACATCCTGATCTGCAACAACCGCCGCACCTAAACTGGCAGGAATAGTCCCTTTCGGTAACACGCCTTTATACACAGTTTCGGCGGTGTCTTTGATCCCTTTAGCAATTGTTTGAGTACGAGGTCCTGCAAGATAATCAAACTCTTCCCCTGCACTCTTCATGAATGCTTTAAAACGGGGGAGCCTAGCCATATAGTCAGCGTACTTCTCCGCTTTAGAGGCTAAAGTCAAACCTCCCATTCCGCCTGCTGTTAACTGAACGACTTCAGCAATAGTGTTAACGTAAGGATTATCAGAACTTATTTCAGGAACTAACTCCGGAAGATTTAAACTTTCAATATCTTCTCTGATCTTAGGTCCTGCGATTGCTTCAGGTAAAGATAAAATACCACGAAGAGTATCTGACACAGTCTTAGCGATGGTCTGAGTGACTGGGCTAGCGTAAGGGCCGGGAACATATTTTTTAGTCCCGTCAGGGTTAGTGATCAGTTTACCTATAAAACCTAAATCCGTAACATTATCGCCCTGAACTTGATTGAATCGAGACTGTTTATACTCATTAACTTCTTTCATCAACTCCCTAGCTTGGAGTCTGTTCTGTTCTTCTGTCTCTGCATCGACTGCAACGGAGGTCATTAGTTTTTTAGCAGTCTCTTCTTTCTGCCGAATCTCTTGGCCTATGCTTCCACTGTAGTATAATTGATCAATCGTTGTAGGTACTGCGGTTGTCTTAACCTCTTCTCCGGTATCTGTTACTGCGGTTGATGGAGTAACAGGGGGTGTTGGGGTAGGACTATCAAGCTCTGCGTCAAGTGCCGCAGACAATGAGTCTACATCTACAGTAGATTCTGTAGATAAAGGGAGTTGACCTAATTCTGCCAACTCTCTTTCTAGAGCGGCTTCTAATCTTTCCTGATCATTCATTGATTAAGGCTCTCTTTTGTTAGATATCCCGCACTTATAGCTTCCTGCAATGTTAATTGTCTTGGTAACAACTGCCCTCCGACTTCAAGCTGGATAGTCCTTTGTTCGTCATTTCCCTTAACCACTACAATAACATCTTTACCTTGTAGTTGCTTGGGAGAAGCAATTCTTCGGGTTGCTAAAACAGTTTGTGTGGATACTTGCCCAGAGACACGCTCTTTAGCTTCATTAATCGCGGATTCCACTTCTGTCCTGTATTGGCTCGGTAAGATGAATCGTTCGTATTGAGTCTTGGAAAGAGATTTAAAGTCGGGAGTAATAAGATCATCCGATATACTTTGAATATCATCATATCGGTTCTTTAAATTACGATACGCCCCTTCATACTCAGTAAGGTTGGTGTCAAATGATTGTTGTAGTAAAGATAATGTTTGAGACGCCGTGTTTCCTTTGATCGTAGACTTAAATACCGCAAAGTCTCGGTCCGTCATACGGTCTTCACCGCTGGCCTTACCTTTAGCGTAGGCCTGTAAAGATGCGGCGGCGGCATCAAGAACGGCGGCAGTAGCCACTTTATCGTTTTCATCGCTGATTTTACTAAGGATGCTATCTCTATCATTGACGGCGTTTCTTAATTCAGCCTGATTTTGAGATATTACAATATCAGCTTCGTCCGCATCTAATCCTGCTATCTGCTCGACAACATTAGCGACACCTTTAATTGTCTTCTTGGCGGTAACTACAAAACTAGCAAACGCCGCTTCAGGACCGTAAATTCTGTCGCCGTACTCAGCCAGTATAGACGCACGTTGGAGAATAATATTTCGTTCTTTTTCCAAAGACGTTTGAAGATCTTCGGCTTCTTGTCTCCTCGTCGTAAATTCTTTCCATGCAGGATAGTTAGCTACTTTTGAGCCTTGTTTCATAATATCAAACTGAGAGGCACCTAGATCTTCCGCAGTACCTACTAATACATCGTCTCTCTGAAGCACATCTTCTGAAGGTTTACCGGCAACTTGCAGACGAACACTACCGTCCTTCATGAGGTAACCAAATAGAGGCTTGCCATTATCACCCTTAACCGGGGACGCATTTCCGTCATCATCGTATGTGTACAATACGCCAGCTTTCTTAGGGAAGTTTTCATCGTCTCCAAATAACTTCACAGCCGCCGCAGAGTCTACAAGGTTAGTACCTGCGGGAAGTTTGAGTTGATTCCCTTCAAAGTCAAAGTGCTTAATAATAGGCACACCTCCCGCAGTCTTATCGACCTTAGTAACGGTGTATACAACTTGACCAGTAAAGTTACCGTCTTTATCGACAACATATGAAGTATCTTGTTTTGTGCTAAGGTCTGTTGTTTCTGGAGATATCTCAAACTCACCTCCTTCGTAAGTAACGGTAGGAGCAGAGGTAACCGCACCAGTATCGTACCCTAATCGTTTTAAGTTGGATTCTACTTGCTTAGAAACTCGACGCGATTGTCCCTTTGCAATACCGGACTCGGACTCCGGAATAACTTCTTTAGTCTCTGCAACAAGCTTAGTAATATCTGTGGTTGTGCCTTCAGTAGTTATTGCCTTAGCTTGACCAGAAACGACCAGACGATCTGATTCCACAGCGTATTTTATTAAATTATCTTTACCTACAGAATCAATCAATTGACCAATTTCAGCACGACTAAGTAGACGTTTGTCGCCAGTTTGTTTATCCGTACCGTAGACAGATCCATGCAGAGAAGAAATTTCTTTCTGTTTTGCACGTTCTTTCTTTAACTCTTTCGCCGCTTCATTACGTATTTTTTCTAGCTTGTTAGCTGTAACAGTAACGGCAGTTTTAGTCAGTTCATTTTCTGCTTTATCTTGAGCTTCAGCCGCTTCTGCTATACCTTGCGCCCCACCTACGATTGCGGCTAGGCCATATTTTAAACCTTTAGCGAGTCCCATTATCTTCTTCCTGCTCAATTAAATTTGTAGGCTCAGGACTAAGATCCATGTCTACAAGTTCTTCATCTTTGGGTTTTGCACCCATCAACCCCCCGGAGGGGATATCTAACGCTTCATCGACTTGCTCGGCAAGTTCTTGGGCTTCTTTCTGTATTTCTTTGGGGAGTGGTTTTGAGGGGGATGTTACGCCTTCTTCTTCCATTTTACGGTAGAAGTCAGCAGTTTCTTGGGTAGTTTCAAACCCAGAAAGGTAGTCTACACCTGCAAGATCGAGTATACGGGTAAAGACTTTAAATGCAGGACCAGCTAAAAGAAGGGACATATCTGGAGAGATACGGCCATCCTTAACCATTGTTATTAGTAAGCCAGATACTGCCGAAGTTGCAGAAACTCCTCCCATTACAAGAGTCATGCCTGCAGTAAATCGACGTTCATTGGCAATCGCATCATCGACAAAGTACTCAAAAGCCCGGTCAAACTCTGGATACTGAGGAGGTCTGTGCCACGCATAATTCTTAGAGTTAACTGTTAAGTTTTCTCCTTGAATAGGTGCTTTGATAATTTGTCCGGTGATTGCCATTTATTTTTCCTCATTACCTTCATCGGCATCTTTATCGGATGATTCCGGCGTAGGAACTAATTGATCTACGAATTCGTAGTTATTTGAGAAACGAGCGTAAGTGCTAAGGACAGCCTGACGACGACGAGGAGTTAACTCATCTACATGGGTATACTCATACATTACTTTTCTTAAAGATAAAAATAAATTATCCATAAACTATCCTTTAATTAAAATTAGGGTATTCCAAACCAATCGCTTCCTGAACCACTTGCCACAATACGAGCGGCGGCTCCTACTCCTATACCAATCAGATCCATTGTATCACTGTCTTCTTGGATCTTTTGCTGAAGCTCATTAGTCATGGTAGTTAGCATTAACTGAAAGTTACGATCTCTTTCATTTTCTTCTGCTTGGAAGGTGTAGTTCAACAAAGTATCGTAGTGTTGCCAAATGTTATTTAAAGCAGTCATTTGAATATCTAATAGATTCTGAGCATCAAGTTGAATAGCCGCATTAGTGTTTGCTGTATTCGCTGTATTGACATCTCGTCTCCAATTAACATTAGAGGCATCAATCGCTAACTGATTCTTTGCATTAAACTGCTGACGTTGATTCTCAACCTCAGCATTAAACTGCCGTACAATGTTTACTTGTTCTGAATCAAACTTTGCCAGATCATTAATTGCATCTGCATTAAATGTTTCTGCAGTTAAATCTACTC